CAATACAGTTAGGAAAAATACTTGAGGCTTATAAAAAGAGTCAAAGAGATTTGACAAAGATTAAAAATCTGCTAAGATTAAAAACATAGAAAGAAAGGGACGAGGACTCAGCCAGTCACTAAACAGAACTGAGAGAGTGGGCAAATCAGACACGAACACTAGGGGGACATTAGACCGAAATGGCACAACCTGAAGCTGTTCCGAGATAGGAAACTTAAACGTAAGACAGAAACTTACTTACTATCTAGCTACATAGTAGCCACTGAGAAGAGAGGGAAACTCTTCGGGAAAGACCTCACGAACGAAAAATTCAAGCTAACGAAACTCAATGAGCCAAGTTTACGCAAGAGACCCAACAGCAGACAGGGCGTAATAAAAACGATACCCCCTTAAAACAGGTTAAGCACTTAAAGAAAGTAGGCAATATGTTAACAAATTATTTAAGTGACATTGTGAGAGTGGATACTTACGGCAATTATTCAAGCAGTAATTACGGAGTAAACGCTCTTATGTTTCAGGACGTAAACAAAGTAATTTATTACTTTAGTTATAAAACGCTTGTAGCTTTTGACCATAAATCAACTGGTTTAGTTATCAGAGAAAACATATGGGGCAATACTACAGGCAAGCACCTTAATTGGATAGACAACGACAAATCAAAGAGAGTTAATACAGAGACTTTCTATGAGATGTTAGAAGTATTAAAAAATCAAATAGTAATTAACGTACCAACGTTATAACAAACAGGCTTGACCTGTTTTAAGAGGGTATAAACTCTCTAAGAGAAAAGGGGTAAATAATGTACAGAGTAAAAATGGAAGTTTATTTTGACATAGACGGAACTAATGCAGAAGTAGTAGATGCAGTACGAGATTATGAAATGAGAAATCTAGCAGAATTTTCTTTTCTTGACCTCGTGTTTGGTGAGCCAATGGTTAGAAGTATTGACGTAGAAACCTACGGAAAGTACCAACTACTCACAGAAGAATGTGATGTATTTAGTTCAAGTTAATTTACAGCTACCGTAGGTAGCTTGTAATCTATAAGCTATGTGAGAGTACCGTATCAATTGTCTTGTGGTGTGACGATACGGAGCCTGACACCACGAGCATAGAGATATCACTTGTAGGTTACAAGCTATTTATATAGCAGATTGAAAGGGGTAAGTATGTTAATGCAAGATTATTGGAACTTGTATCAAGACAAAGATTACATTAACGAACACCGTAACAAAGACTTTAGTTATAGTGTTATGAAAGGTGGTCATTACGGCTACAAAAGTATGTGGAATTATGCAAAGAACAACATACCAAAAGATAAGCGTATGAAGTTTATGACTCTACATCTTGGTCAAACAGAACAAGAAGTAAAGAAAAGATTGTATGAGATTGCATCACATTGGTATGTAGGCGATGACAAAGTTGAAAATGGTTCTCTTACTTATGTTAGAAGACCAAGCAAACACAATCGCAAACGTACCTTTGGTAATTATTATAGATACGAGAAGTAATACTTAGCATAGACTACATCGTAAGGTGTAGTCAATGGTAGGTATCGTAAAGTTATCACCATAGCCTTGCACCTAAGACATACGGTGTAAGGGTAAAATGAGAGCTAGACTAGGCTAGACACTCTGAAATAATACAGTTGGACTGCAATCCAACTAATGAAGCGTAGCTGCCGCAAGCAGGAAAAACTACGATAGGGAGCTAGTGAGGGACATTTGGTCAATGTGAAACTACGAGTTAGCCGAAAAGACAAAGTCTAGGTAAAACATCTATGGTCATCTCATCTATGGGTTGTGATAAGAGAAAGGATTGACGCACCACTTATCGCAACACGATAACTTTACGCTATCTATTAGTAGGAGCTAAATAACTATTGCCCTGTTGATTAGTAACTGAACGTAGGTAGCTTGTAGCACATAAAAGTAAGTCGGCGCGCAACAATATTATGACCTCTCAATTTGTGTGTTACAAGCTATCTATAAAGATAAGCAAAAGAAAGGGATATATGACAGATATAAAAGATATATTAGTTGAAAAGATAACTGTGTATATTGCTAGTACTCAGGGGTATGATAATTTAACAGACATTATTGATACCTTAAAGAGTGAAAGCAGAAGCACAGGTGGTTATACTCTTATAGATTGGGAAGAGCCAGTAGAGTATAACCTAGTAGAGAAAGGGGACTAATGAGTCACAATATAATAAAAGGACTAAGACCAGATACTTTACGCTATCTAGTGGAAACTGGTATTGTCTTCAGCAAAGAGAACATTAAACGTTCTGAGAGTGGAAGACCAATCAATCCAATTGCAACCCAAAAGATTATGGACTGGGGAGAGAATGCAATATTGGAAGCAGATAGATTAAAAAGAGACGGTAAGTCTGACGAAGAAATAAAAGAGAAACTTGATTTTTATATGGAAGAATTAGGTCTACAAATCTATGAACAATATAAATTTCAACAAGCAATATTTTATGCGTTGGCAGATTTAGCATACAAACAGATAGGTATGTTAGCACCTAGCACTGCATAGAAAGGGAATGTATGAATACAGGATTGTTTATTCTAGTTGTATTACTTGCTGTAGCTTGGTGGATTTCAGGTGAAGTCCATAGGTTAAAAGCTAACAAGCAAGAACAAGTAGATGATGAGTTAGCACTTGCAAGAATTGTAGGTGTGTTAGAGGAGTAACATATACCCCTTATGTATGGTACGCTAACTAGCCCTCTTCGGAGGGCTTTTTAGTATGTAAAATAAATTTTAAAAACCGCTTAACAAAAGTTAAATAACTTTACTATAATGAAACTATGAGTACAACAATACTTGATGTGCCTAAAGAATGTAACACGATTGCAGTTCTTTATCACGGTAACGTAGTACAGTTTGCATCTACAAAAGATGCGATGCTCTTCTGTGAGAAGATGAGACTACGAATTACAGGAAGAGATACACAAGGCAATGTATATCTAATCAAGGCACAAAAAGAAGACAACACTTTATAACAACTTAATAAGAAAGGAGCATCGTGGACGATGTGCAACTACTAGCTAGTGCTAGAGAAAACATAACAACAACACAAATGAAACAAGAATATGATATGTTATTTGATGCGTTACGAGAAGCATCAACAGAATTAAATCAAATCAAAGAGTTAGAAAAGACTTGGATTGATACAAGGAACCATATTATTAAACGTTTATATCACGAACACAAAGTAAGTATGCAGAAGATTGCAACTGTTTGTGGTATTACAAGACAAATGGTGCATTACATATGTACTGACAAGAAAGAGGTGAACAATGGCTAAGTTTAATCTTAATGATTATGAATTAGTTGAAGACAGACTCAAGAAGTTTTGGAAAGATAATCCAAACGGAAGAGTAGAGACAGAGGTAGTACACATTACTGATGACGGTAGCTGTGTCACTGTCAGAGCATTATGCTACAAAGATATAGAAGATGTAAACCCAGTAACAACTGGTATTGCACAGGAAACTAAAGGTCAAGGTGGCTTCGCAAATGCTGACGCTTGGATGGAGAACTGTGAGACTTCTGCTATTGGTAGAGCATTAGCTAACTGGAACTATCAAGGTACTGGTAAGAAGAGACCAAGTAGAGAGGAAATGTCAAAGGTTGAGAAACAACCGTCAACAAAAAAAGAAGTAGTACAAGAGACTACGACACTCCCTTCTAAAATTACAGCAACAGCTGTGAAATCTCTTGTATTAAGTATGTGTAATGATGACAAGAACTTTGCTAAGAAGTGCTACGAAACAAGTATGACACGTCTTACAATGGACAAGAGCATCAGCACAGATGTATCTGAGTGGAGTAACGAAACAGTAGATAAGTTTATGTTGCTTGTAGAAAGTTATGTCACAAAATTTAAACAAGAGTTTGAAGATAGAGCTGGCAACAGTGAAGTAGTTAATAATATAATAGAAACGTTAGGAAGCGTAGAAGAAAAAGAAAGTGAGGAAGATATGGACTTTAGTAATGATGATTGGAAAGCAGGTAAAGAAGCAGACCCTATGACAGATGCACAAAAAGGATTCTTAGAAACCTTAATCACACAGTGTATTGACAATGGTAAAGATGAACTTGCCGCTGAAGCAAAACAATACATTAACTCAGACAACACTAGCAAAGTAACTTGTTCAGATATGATAAGCAAGTTAAAGAATGCGTTGTCTTAGTTGTAACGTTGGAGAGTATGACATATACGGAGAACCAAGTTACATAATAAATAATTATTGTAAAGAATGTAGGAGAGTGATAAATGTTAACACAGACAGAAGTAATTAATAGATGGAATGATATACATTTATTTGACGAGCCAATAGTTGAGGTAGAGGATAATCCATTCTCTACCTATGACGCACAAAGCAGTCAATATATTGTAGAGATTAAATCTAGAGACAAACTGTATGACAGTTGGATAATAGAGAAGTATAAGTTTGATATTAACTTTGAAGACAGTGTAAGAACAGGAAGAGACTTCTTGTATATTACAGAGTACAGAAGAAAGTTAATGGTATGGAACTTAAACGATTTAGTTGCAGTAGATTACTGCTTCAACTGGCACAAGAGATGGCTTCCAAAGACAACAGACTTTGAGAACAAAGAAAAAGTATTAAAAGAAGTAGGATATCTACTTACTAGTTACGCTAGAGAATATTAAGGAGAACAGATGATTGATGTAATGTTAAGCAAAGCAACTGAAGGTATGTTGATTGCAGAATTATTAAACAGAAGAAACGAAAAAGAAGTACCTTTGTTTATGGGTAAAAGTATATTGTTGCCTAATGGACAACAACAACTACTTGCAATACTCCCTAACATACAGATACTTACAACAGCTACAACGGAGGAAGAATGATATATATATTTAGATGTTGGATGGTTGGTCACATAGAAGTAACAAAGAACGAGCCATACATAGGCACAGGTGACAGACCTCTGTGTGATACGTGCTATGACATAGCTGAAGAAGGTTCTTCCTAAACTATTTTGTAATTATCCCATCCGTCCTTATCTATCGTAAAGGTAAGGACACCTGGCTTACTCCACATCCCAGTCCTTGCAGTAAAATCTATACTTGCATCTATAGAAGGACACTGCATCCAAGTTCTATTACCCTGTTGCATAAGTCTTGGGTGATGAAAGTGACCAGTAATTAAGATGTCTGCTTCACCTGGCGGTAAGTGACCAAACATCTGACCTTGCCACCATTTCATTATCTTACCTTCTGGACCCGAACCGCCTGCGTGCATATGCCCGTGGCTGAAAGCTAGTGTTAAATTTTTGATGGTTAGTGTGTGATGAAATCCCTCTGGTACAGATACAGTAACCTTCTTGTATCTTGGATTCTGTGCCATAATCTCACCACATATTTCTATGTGCATAGTATCTGAGTTGTCTAATCTGTTGGTAACTACTTGACCTTTACCACTACGAGACATTTCTCCGTGGTTCGCTGGGACTCCGGATAGTACAATCTTGTTTGCATACGGTAAAAATGTATCCACTGTTTTCATAATTAGTTTTCTTGCTAGGTGATACTGTTGTTGTAGTGTAAGTGATATATTAAATGGCTGAGAGTCATAAAATCCGTAGCAACCCTCTGTTAAATCGCCCATAGACAGCAAATAAATTTCATCTACGCCACCTAGTGCCTTAACCTGCTCTAGTCCTCTCTGAAGAGCTAAATCGTAGCGTTTAAGGGTATTTTCTACTCCGTAGTCATCTTTACCTAGCTGCCAGTCACTCATACACCATATGAATGCCTGTTTGTTAGTAATCTTTTTCTTTTTTAGTGGTTTTTTCTTTGATACATCTTTTAATAACACATCAAACCACTCATCACGAGCAGGATGTTTACGTCTTACAATACCTTTGAAGGCGTAGAACGTTTCAACTCTACCACCCTTCATTTGGGTCATCCAGGAACTAGCTTTTACCTTCCCATCTATTTCATAGTGCTCAGGATTGAAGCCCCATTCTTGTAGAATAGAATCAAATTTATTCCTGTAATCAGGGTCAGTTCCTACGTGTGTTATCTCGCCTAGACCGGATTGTTCATCAATCTCTGCTGATGGTTGCCATCCAGAACGAAAGTAATTATTACCTAAGTCTTTTTTCTTTGTCATATGCAGCCCTTCTGCTTGTTAATCTATTATACAACAGGACTATGACGTTTTCAGCTACTTAGTTATTTGTTTTTTTGCATATGTCTTGATAACTGCAAGTGCAGCACCACCGCCAGCTAATGCAGCAAGCTGAAGTGTCTCAGCCTCTACACCAACTAGTGGAGCAACTGTTAACGCACCAATAAACGCTTCAATGAAGGTCCATCCAGTTCTCTCAAGCATATCTTTGAGGTCTTCGCTCATTCTATACTCCCACGAATCGGACCAAGGTGTCCACCATACATCTTTTTTAAATGTACCATCCTGGTTTCTTGCTCTTTTAATTCTATCAAACATTATTGTATTAACCTACCTTTCAACATAGCATTAGTTTGTAATACATTACCGTTGATTTCTTGTAGCTTTTCATATACTGTATCAGCTAATACAACGTGGTCTTTAGCTTTATTGTCCACTTCTTTTTCTAATAATTTATTTATTGTTGTGTATTCTATGCTGACATTTTTACCTTGTAGTAATTGTCCTGCAACTTTTGCATACATTTTCTTGTAAGCTACAGTACTTGACCCTATGAATCCATCTTTAGATATTTCTAAATCTTGTTGTGTCTCTCCTACAATCAAACAACCTGATGTATGTTCATCAGTGTTACCAGTGTGTATAAGAATGTAGGTAAAGTTAGGCACATCTTGTATGTGTAACATACCATAATGTGCATTCTTGTATCTCTCTGTGTACTTTGCGTGGAAACCACCAGTCTTTCTAAACTTAATATCATAAGTTCCTTCCGGTATGCAAGTCTCGTGCATTACCTTTACCGCTTGATACTGGTCCTCTAATGTATAACATTCAAAGATTCCATTTATAAATAGCAAACCATTTGTTGCGTCTGTTCCGAATTGTGTTCTAACTACAGTTAACTTCACCTATACCTCCATATTCTCCGTTACATATCGTAATGTAGGTACCTTCTTCATTAACAAAAGTTGTACACATTACTTACCACCACAGCAACCACTACCACAGCAGTCCATACTATTCTCCTTTTCTAAAACTAATGGTCAATAACCAAATAGCTAATGTAATTATAGTAGCTAATCCTGTAACTTGCTGTGCAGAACCAGTTAGTGTAAGCGTAGCAATAACTAAACCAACCAAAGTCCAACTAAGGTTCAATGTTTCTTTTATTGCTTCTACTAACCAGGTCCATAGCTTGTTAATCATAGACTTCTCCTAAATACAAAAGCTGCCATACTAGCTATTCTAGTCAAGATTACAGGAACTACGACCTCCTGTGCTTTTTCTTTTTGGTCTTGTGTCATATCAT